GGCCGGGCCAGCACATCCTCCACCCTGCCCACCACACTCACTAAACCCACCTCACCCACCTCACTCATTCCCTACCATCTCCCTGAGCGCCCGATTGAGCATCAACCGCGCCCCATTGATTGCCGCCTCCCGCCGCTCCGGGGGCGCACCGGCCACCCGGCGCAACGCCTCGTTGACCGTCCGCTCCCAGTCGGTATCGGGCGGGCGCTGGCGGCGGCTCCGTTGGATTACCAATTGCTCTACCTCTCGCCGGGTCATCGCAGCAGCCATTCCAGCACCCGGCTTTTTTGGCGCAGCGCCGCCACTACCATCGCCACCAGCGGGCCACCTTGCAAATTTTGCACAGGCAGCAGCGGCTTCAGTACCGGCAGCCAGGCGCACCCGCAGTTGGGATGCACCGGAATCAGCCCCCGCGCCTGGGCAAGGGTGTACACCCCCGGCCCGTAGCCGTTATCGCGCTGTTGCAGGACGGTGCAGATAGGACAGTGGCCGCCGTCATCCCACTCCACCTGCCCCTCCACCTGGCCGATGCCGTAGCTTTCCAGCCGGTCCAGCGTGCCCTCGGCGTGGGCGCGGATAATCTCGGTGCGGACAATCACCCGCGCCCGGTTGACCCCCACGCCCTCTACCTGCCCGGCGATTCTGGCCGCCAAATCCTCGGCGTTAGTCCACTGGCCCAGCCCGCTCACCAGCTCCCCCCGGACGGCGGTAATCATATCCTCGGTGGCGTTGCGCAGCAGGCTGGCCCCATCCAGCGCCAGCCGGTCGATAGTGGCCTGGTACAGGCTCACCCCGCCGCTGGCCGAGGGCAGCAGCTTGTACCCAGCCCGGCGTAGCGCCCGGTCAGAGTGCCCTACCCCGCGCAGCACGGCGGCGGTGATAACCGGCGTCAGCCAGCTCCACTCCGGCTCCAGGATAGCCCGCTCGCTTTCGGCCCGCAGCCACTCGGTGAACGCCTCGATGGCCGCCGCCTCCAACAACACCTGCGCGCCGCCACCCAACGCCCCGGCGGCCAGGGCAGCGGTAATCGAGGCTTGCAGCAAATTAAACCGCCGCCTGACTATGCGCAGGGCATCACGCCGCAACAGGGTGGTGCGGGTGGGGTCGAGTTGACTACCGCTCGCCATCGGCCCGCTCCTCGGCAATGAGCGCCGCCACGGCGTCGGTGCGCTGGTAGCCCAGATACAGCTCGGCAAAATCATCCTCCGGCATCACCTGGTTGGCCAGACCGCTGCTGTAGGTATCCAACGCCTGGGCCACCGTCAGGGCGGTCTGGGCCTCCTCCTCCTCGGTCGGCTCGTAGACCGGCGGCCACTCGATTTCATACGCCCCGCTGGTGGGCCGGGGCAGCGCCCCGTGCAGGATAGCCCAATCGATAAAGGCCCGCACAATGCCCGGCTCGGCGTAATCGGCTTGGCGGCTGCGGATTTTGCCGGCCCAGTTGCGCTCATCCTGGCTGCTGGCCCGCTCCCCCTGCTCGTTGCCGATGAGTTTACGCTGCGGAATGTCCAGATCGGCGGCGATGACGCTGACCAGCACCTTAAACTGCTGGTAGCCGTCCACCACGTCCGCGCCCAAATCGTTGACATCGACCCCCTGCAATTTCATCACCCGACTAAGGTTGTGAACGAAATTGTCAATCTCGGCCTGCATCTTGTCTTTACTTTCGGCATCCGTCGGCATCGCCACGCCCTCGCGGGCCACAATCGCCAGCCCGCGCCGGATGTTGAGCCAGAACGCCTCAGACGAGCCGCCGACCACTTTCTCCAAATCCTCCAGCCGATTCCACACCGACTCCAGCGCGGGCACGCCGTAGACCTCGTTATCCAGCAACTCCTCGGCCACGTGCAGCACCCTGCTCCAGTGCACCCCCATCGAGCCGGTGCCGTCGCCGGGGTCAATCTGGTACGTCGCCGGTAGGCCGTACCGGGGCGAGGTGCGGTCGGCCTCCAGGGTCAGGCTGACAATGGCCGATTCGTGGTACGGTTTGAGGTAGAGCACTCCCTCCGGCCCGGCCAGATTCTTGATCAGCGGTTGATCCAGCGCCGCCCCATCGCGGCAGCCGATGAGCAGCACGGCAAACTGCCCCAGCCGCCCCAGCAAATCCACCCGGCGGAATTTGTTCCACACGGCCTGTTTGTTGGCCAACGCCTGCCACTGCCGCACAAACTCGCTGCCGGGCTGCTGCTGGTCGCTGCGGTCTTTGCCGTCAATGACCACGGCCTTGCGCTTCCAGGTGTCCTCGGTATGCACCGAGACGCCCCGTCCGGCCAGACTCATCCGCCGGTAAGCGTTGATATAATCCTGGGCTTCCACCTCCCGTTTATAGCCCAGAGAGTCGTACAAATCCCGCTTGCCCCCAAACGAGCGTCCCAGCTCGCCGCTGGCGGCCATCCGCTGGCGTATCATGGAGTTGAGGTTAGCCAAAAATGTGATCGTGTCCGGCGCTGCGCCGGGGGTAGTGTTAGTCATCAGTATCCTCCTGAGCCGGGGCTGGGATCAACCCCAGCCCCGGCTCCGCTCCCGTAGGAATGTCCAGTGCATTACGTTGCTGCCCGGTACTGGCCGGCCTGCGGCGCCCACCGTCCCGCCGGCCGTTATCGGCTCCCGTTACCTCCCTGCCCGGTTGGGCCGCGCTTCACTCAGCGCCCCCGGTTGACCCCGTTCCCCCTGCCCGGTTCATCGGCTCCCGTTCCCTGTGCGGTTGTGATTGGCGCAGGTCAACAATCGTTTCCCCAATCGTTAAAAAATCCAATCGACTATGAGGCCGCGCCTTAAGCCGCGCCTCGATAACCAACAGAAATTATTTTAGACCCGGAGACCAATAGCCAGTGCCCAATCCAAACCTGCCCAATTGGTCATTGGCTATTGGTCATTGGTCATTGAGTTACCACGCCCCCGCCATTCGCTGCTCGCGCACCAGTAGCCGCGTAAACAGCCACACCAGAGCGTCCAGCCGGTCGGGGGATTTGTCACCCGGCACCCACTCACACAGTTGATCCTCCAGCCCGGCAAAGTAGCCCACGTGATGGATGCGCCCCTGCTCGTACAGGCTGGCCACCGGTTCCGCCCGCGTGAACTTGCCGCGCGTGGCCCGTACCTCCACGATCCGCACCGCCGGGTCGATGGTGCGGATGTTAGCCGCCACCAGGTCGCCGCCGTTGTTAACCTCGACCACAATAAAATCGGCCTTGTGGCGGTAGTAGGCGGCCACCGCCGCCCGCGCCCACTCCAGCGGGCTGCCGCTGAGCGAGTTATCCTCCAACACGTACCCGTGCGCTTCAGCCAGAGAGCCGTCGGTGATGCCCCCGGTAATGATACCAGTTTCTGCGCTGCCGGCGTTGGCGCTCACCGCCGGGTCGATGGCCACCGCCACCACCGCCAAATCCGGCACGTGCGTTACGCGCCCGGTTTCCAGCATCTCGCGCTTCCACAGCGCCCCCGGCACGTCCTCCAGCATTTCGGCGTAGAGTTCCTGCCGGCCCAGGCGTGTTCCCTCGTATTTTCTGATGATCTGCTGGAAAAAAGCCGGGGCGAGGTTGCTCCGGTTTTCATACGTACTGCCCCGCGTTACAACCGTGTGCGGCTGCGCCAGCAACTCTTTGACGTGCGCCACCGGCTTGGGCGTGGTGGCCACCGCGCAGCGCGGGTCGTTGCCCAGCCGCAGCCCCAGCATCAGGTTGTCCCACGCCACCGGATAGCGCCAGGCCGCAAATTCATCGGCAATGGCCCAATGGCACTGCGGACCACGCAGCCGGTTTGGTTCGTCGGCGGAAAACAGCAGCGCCGTGGTGCCGTTGGGCCAGGTGAGCCGCCGTTTACTCGGCTCGTAGAGCGGCTCAAGCCAGGGCGGGGAGACGGATTGAATCCCCCCCCGCCCCTCAATCAGCACGTCGCGCACGTCGCCGGCGGTGGCCCCCACAATGTGGCCCACGCTGCCCGGCATCGCCTCGGCCTGCGCCCGCGCCCACTCGGAGATGGTGCGCGTTTTGCCGAACCCGCGCCCGGCCAGCAGCAGCCAATACCGCCAGTCGCCCTGGGGCGGCAGTTGCTTGGGCCGCGCCCAGAATGACCAATCGTACAGCAGGGCGCTGGCTTCGGCCTGGGTCATCCCATCGAGGATGCTCCGGCGCTCGGCCACGGGCAGGGCGGCCGCCTGCTCCGCCAGCGATACGTCGCTCATTCGGCCCGCTCCGCTAACTCGGCCAGCCGTTGGGCAAACCGCTCTTTGGCCTGATCCACAATCTGCACCGTGGTGCCGTTGACGTTGACCTGCACGGCGGCGGTGGCCGTAGCCGCTTGCGGCGGCTCCAGGCTGCGCTGCCACGCCTCCAGGCCCAGTTTAATGGCGGCGTTGGAGACGTTGCCCTCGCCCAGCAGAGCGTTTTCCATCAGTTTGCGGTATAGCGCGGGGATGTGAGCGGTGAGAAATCCCTGCTCCCAGCGTTTGACGCCGGTCAGGGTAAACCAGTCGGCGGCCTGCCACTGGTAGAGAGTTTGGCGGGAGACGTTCAAGAACTTAGCCACCTCCGCCAGCGTTTTCGGCTCGCGGATGCGCTCATTGGCCCCAAACCAGGCCACAAACCACGCCTGGCGCGGGTTGAGCTTCTTCCGGGCCACCGTGGGCTGGCCGTCCGCCCCCACCCGCCGCGTCTCGATTTCAGCCAGCCGCAAGTCGGCAAACTGATGCGCAAACGCCCCGGCTTCAGCGCGGGTATACAACTCGGCCAAAGCCGGGGCGTTGTCTCGCTCCGGTTCGATGTCGGGGGCAGGTTGGGGGGTCAGGTCATCCATAGCACAACAGCGCCGGGGTAAACGGCGTGCTGTCATTGTAGGCTAATTAATGGCGTTTTGTCAACTGGTTATTTTTATTGCCTGTAGACAACCACAAAAAGCCGTGCTACAATGGCGGCAATCCGCGGTCATTCTTGAACCGTGGCGCGACCCGGGCCGACTTGCAAACGGCCGGGAGTGCTTTAGCGAGTGCATTAGCTGCACGCCGGGAGCAACCGGCAATCCGGCCTGCGCCTGCCGAAACCCCGCGAGGCTCGCGGGGTATCATTTCCCCGACATCGGCACAATGATAGGCAGCGCGGGCCAAGCTCACCGCCCACGTGGCGGAGGAGTAACCGCCCCGGCAACGGGGCCCGCAGTATCCGAGCCGTCCCACTGGACGGGAGCAGGATACACCCGGCCAACCCCTGACGAGGGCGCGGCCTTAGTTCAAACGGCGCTTGCGCATCGGATAACGTAACCGGAGGGTGACACCTGCCCGATAGGTGTTCTGAGTAAGTGCCGGCGCAGCGGGCTACATGCCCGCCCGCAGCAAGCGCCCCGGATGGCGTAACCGGGAATCAAAAAGCCCCTCCAATTGAGGGGCTTTTGGTTTTCTATCAGGCCATCCCTATTTTTTCAACTTAATCCTGCACCCCAGCGCCCGCGCCAGCATTACCACCCCGGCAGCCTCCGGCCCACCGCCAAGCGCCAGCAGCAGGCTATTGGCGGCATCAGCCACGGCCAGCCGATGGACAAAGGCCGGGCCGGTGTTTTTTTCTGGCACCTCCACCTCCATTTGCCCGGACAGATTGACTGCCGTTAGCTCGTCACTCATCTCGCCTCCGCTTCCAACTCAATCACGTCACCAAACCCGGCCCAGGCGTCCGGGGCAAAACCAAACTGATACCCCGCCTCCCCGGCAGACAACGCCGCCGGCGCGGCCTGTAGCGCCGACATCTGCCGCTGTTGCGCCAGCGAGAGCGCGGCCTGGGCCTTAGCCTGGGCTTGCAACATCTCACTGTTTTCCTTCGCGTTGGCCATAAACCGGCGCTCCTCCCGGTTCTGCATCAGCCACACCCCGGTAAACGTCACCATCATGATCACCAGCGTGCCGATGACCGTCAGCGCGACAATCGCCATCGGGTCGCCCTGCCGGGCCAGCAGAAACAGCCCGGCCAACAGGGCCAGGGCCACCGTCCCAAAAATCCATTTGCTCATTTCGCTGCCTCCAACGCCTTGATAAATTTGGTCACAAACGCCCGGTGCAGATTGTGACTGGTCCGGGTAATCCCCGCCGCGTCCGCCTGGCGATAGCTGGGCAGCTCCGGCCAGGCCAGGTAATATTTTGCCAGCGTCTCCGGCGAGAGGCTGGTGCGCGGGCGGCCCTCCGGGGGGACGGGCGGCTCGTCACCGCCGGGGATATCCACCACCTCCGGGCGGACCGGCGGCAGCGGGCGAGCCTCGGCGCGGGGCAGGCGCTCCAGATCGGCGGGGGTAACGAGGGCCGCCTGAAAGCGCAGCCCCTCCCCGTTGGGCTGGATGTGCAAAAAATCTCCTCGCCCGGTCAATTTGTTGGCAAACAGTTGGGCCTGGCCGCCCAGGTGGGCGCTGGCGGCGGCGTTATCCACCTTGCCCAGGTAGCGGTTTTGAATCTGGCTGAAAATGCCGGGGAAGCGCGTTTTGCTCGGCTCCTGCGTTCCCAGCAGAATCGATACCCGAAACCCCCGGCCCAGCCGGGCCATATCGCTCACCATTTTGGTGATCTCATCCTCCCCCCGCCGCCCCGGCTCCGGGATGTTCTCCGTGGCCTCGTCAAACACCAGCACCAGCCGAGCCGCATCCTTGATGTCCCCCCGCTGGCGGCGCAGGTACTCGGCATACACCTGGCGGATGAGCGTCTCGGCCTCGTCTCGCTGGACGGCCACCGGCGCGATGAGGTGCGCCAGGTTGCGGAACTCGTCCGCAAACCAGCGGTTGGGGTCGCAAATGGCAAACTGCATCTGCTCCGGTTCGTAGCGCCGGGCCAAATCAAACAGGGCCATTTTGATGGTGGTAGTTTTGCCGGAGCCGGTGCCGCCAAAGACCCCGGCGTGCGGGTGAGCGTCATCAAAATCCAACCGCACCGGGCGGCCAATCCCGGCAATGCCGATGGCCCCCGCCGGCACTTGCGCGGCGCTGTAATAGCGCCAATACAATTCCGGCAGTTCAAACTCGTAGATTAGCGCCGCCTTATCGCGCCACACCCGCACCCGCTGGCTGCCGGTGTCCATTGCCAAATCCTCCATAAACTGCTCCGTGACCACCTGCTTGCGGGCCTCTGTTTGGTGCAGGCGCACGGCCATCGCCAGGTAACGGTGCGCCGGGATGATTTTGAGCGTGTCAAAACCGCCCAGCCGTCGCTGCTGAAACAGCCCGCTCAACACCGCGTGCGCCCTCATTCCGCGCCTGGCCAGCGGATCGGCCTGCACCCCGGACGGCGGGCGATTCACCCCCGTTGTTGCCGCACTTTGTGGCGCGGTTTTTGCCGCAGCCGCCGGGGGATTTTTGCCGCGCCCCCAACCCAGTTTTTGCCACAGTCCAGCCATGGGTTTTACTCCTCTCAAGCCAACCCAAACGCCAGCGACCGCCCGGCGATTCCCAGCAATTCCAGCCCCAGCCGCAGCCGCCCGCGCAGCATGTAGTACCGCTTCAGCAGGCCGGTCACATCGATGAGCGGCACTACGTCCGCCGCCACTACCGCATCCCCGGCCAGAACCGCCACATTCAGACAAATCAGCGCCGTGTATCGCATCAGTTCACCCCGCTGCCGTTCGGTACAATCTCCCGCTTCAGCTTCCGAGCGTACCCCTCCGAGACATCGCCCAGCAGTTCCGCCAGCCGAGTGCCGGTGATGTCCGCGCCGTGTTCCGCGATGATAGCCTCGGCCCGCGCCCGGACCGGTTCCATCTCCGGTTGCGCCGGTACGGGTTCCGCCTTGAGCCGGTTTCGTTCCGCCCGCAGTTCGTTCCGCTCAACCGTGAGCCGCTCCAGTTCCGCCCGCAGCGCGGCGACGGTTTGGGTGCGGGCCAGATGTTCGCCAGCCAACCGCTCGATGTCAGTTTGGAGCCGGTGTTGTTCCGCTTTGCGCCGCTCCAGTTCCGTTTGCGCCGCCGCCTGCGCCTCGGTGAGCCGCCCCAGTGCCGCCGTGTGCCGCTCGATGTCCGCACCCAGTTCCGCCAGAGTGATGGTCAGGGCGTCGCGCTTGACGTCCTGCTCGGTTTTCCAGACGAGCGCCTTGAACGCCGCGAAAAACAGCAGGGGCGGCACGGCAACCACGCCCCGGCTCATCAGGTCCGGCTGGGGCGAGTGCCACACGTTGAAGCCCACGCTCACCGCCGTGCCCGCCAGAATCAGCGGCATCAGCCAGCGGTTGCGGTAGCCCCGCAGTTTGGCGTACAGGTAGAGCAGGCTGAAAATCCCCACCGCCGCCTCGGTGACGAGGGGCCACAGCCAGGCCAGCCAGACATACCCGGCGGCCACGGCGACGCTGTACATCCCGGAGTAGCTCAGGGCAAACGTCCCTACCGCCAGGGCGATGAGGATATACTGCGCCCAGCGGTCGAGCCGGGCCATTTGTTGCGTGCGTTCCATAAATCCTCCAGAAATTAAAAACCGGGCGAGCCGCTTGCAATGCGACCACGCCCGGTATAAAATCCGGTCTCGGTGGCCGGCTGCGCGTTAGCGGTCGCCTGGCCCGGCTCGGTGTTAGTGCACCTGCCGGGTTTTTTCGTTTTGG